CCTCAACGGCGGCGAGGTACTCGGCGACTGGGTCGCTCACTTCTGGCGCGGAATTTTCGATCACCGGCACGACGCGTGCGGCGGCGAGGCCAAGCGAACGCTCGAGGCTCGCGAGTGCGCTGCGCTCTGCATCGAGCTCGGCTTTGACTGCGGTCAGATCGCTCTCGGCTTTTTCAGCGCGGGCGAGCACGGCGTTGTACTTGGCGAAGATCGCGTCGGCGTGTGGCACGGATGCGACCGGCACGGCAGGTGCAGGTGCTTCTTCTTCTTGAACTTCTTCTTCGCTGCCTTCGCTTTCGATGACTGCGTCTTCGGTGATGGCGACGGGTGCTTCTTCGGCAGCGGCAGGCTCGACGATGGCCTCATCGGCGGGGGCGATGACGACTTCCTCTTCGGAGGGTTTGACTTCTTGGTCCATATCCACGGACCGGGCTGTCAAATCGGATGGCGCGTTGCGGAACTTTCCGAGGCGCGAAAACTTGTTGGCGCTGGCAGCGAGCGCGAGTGAATCGGTGACTTCATCGACGAAGCCAGCGGCCTGCGCTTCTTCGGCAGAGAACCATGTCTCGGCATCCATCCACGCGGCGATCTGCTCTGGCTCTTGACCGCTCTTCGATGCGTAGGCGGCGATCATGCCTTCGCGGATCTTCTCGAGGAGTGCGGCTTGATCGCGCATCTCGTCGGCATCGCCCATCGCGACTCCCCACGGGTTGTGGATCATGTAGAATCCATTCGCCGCCATCTTCACCGGAGCACCGGCAAGGCTGATGACGGTGGCCATCGAGGCTGCTAGGCCTTCGATCTGGACGGTGACGCCGCCGGGGTGACGCTTGAGCGCATTGAAGATCGCGTTGCCATCGAACACTTCGCCGCCGGGGCTGTGGATCTTGAGGACGATCTCGTGATCGGCAGGGACGCGCTTGAGGTCGCCGATGAACTGCTTGGCGCTGACGCCGTAATAACCGATCTCATCAAAGATGGAGATTTCGGTTTGGCGAACTTCAGCGCGGGCAGATAGGGCATACCAGGTCTTCACGCCGCAGCGGGCGTGTCAAAATTTCAGACGGTGCCTTGGCTTGGGAAAACCTCGCCAACCTCGAGGCCGAGTTGATCGCACTTCGCTTTTCGGCGCAGGTAGGTTTGCAGGATGTCGTCCTCCTCGGCTTCGGCATCGAGGCCGTGGAGGTTGCAGTAGCGCTCCCACGACATGTAGCCCTTATCCATCAAGTCGCTGTACAGGCGGCCATCGCGTCCGTTGTCGACCGTGATTTTCTTCGGCGGGATGAACTCACACCTCCACCAATCGTCGCCGGGGTATGGTAGGCGACCGGCTTGGATTTCCTGATAGATCCAGAATTTCCAAAACGGACGGCAGAATTGGTCGACCAGCATTTGTTGCAGACGCTCGAGGAAGTTTTGCGCGACTTCGAGCAGACCGCGGAACTCGGTGCCGGATGCGCCGACAAAAATCATGAGCGCTTCGGGTGGCAGGCCGATGCCGCGCGCGACTTCTGAAATCACATAACGCACGAATGGTTCGAAGCTCTGGCCGGGATGTTCGTTTTTGAAACTCTGGATCGACTCGCCCGGCTTGAGCTTGGGGATCAAGGTGCCGTTATACAGGCGCTCGGTGCTGAGTTCTTCTCCTTCGCTGGTGGTGATTTTTGCGCCGAGGCCGATCTTGGCTGCTTCGTTGCTGGTGATCGAAAAGCCGATCTGCGCGCCTGCTTTGAATGCGCCCTTGGTGTAGGAGAGAATCTCCGAAAGGTCTTGCAGGTTGATCGCTGCGTTGTGCAGCCATGACGCGCCGCGTGGGTAGCCTGCCCGGCGGATGTGGCGAAAGTGGAGCATGTCCTGCGCTGGAACATCGGTGTACTTGCCATTCGCGCGGTCGGTAATAACGCGGTAGGATATGGGTGCGCCAAACTGATCAAGCAGCACGCCGTCGAATGAGCGGTCGGATGAGTCGGCGGTTGATCCGACTGCCTCGCCGCCGATGAAGCGGACGCGTGCGCCGCCGGTCTGGGTGGTGAGGAACTGCGCAAAGAAGTCACCATCGCAGGCGACTTGGCGGAGGATCAGCGATTGCGCGCCGTAGAAGTTGACCTGTGACGATGCGTCGAATGCCCATGCCTCAGCGCAGGCGCGATCCTCGAAAGCGCGCTCGGCAAGGCGGTTCCATTCGGCATTCGCGGTGCGGGCCTTCGGGACGATGCCGGTGCCGACGGCACGCTGGGCAAGGTGTTCGATGAGGTAGGCGGCGACGCCGACATTATTGTAAAGCCAGCGGGCTTTCTTGAGTAGCTCGAGGCGAGTCTGCGCGGGGAGCTCGCGGCGGGGTTCGACGGTGTTGAGGATGACGAGACCGCGGTTAATTGAATGCTCGGCTGCTTCAAAGGCAGCTGCCTTGGGCGTGGCGTTTTTCTTCGGGCGTCCGGCTCCGGCGCGCTTGCCGCCACGATTTGATTTTTTGATTTCGCTCACGATTGATTTCGGGGTGTCAAAATCAAAGCGGTGACGAGTAGCGCGAGCGGTCGATGATCGCGGCAAGCTGACGCTCGCGGCCTCCGTCGGTGAGTAGTTCTTCGATCGCTTGGAGTAGTAGCCACTTGGGGAAACTCACCTGCCCGGACGAGCTTGAGCCCTCGGTGCCGATGCTGGTGATGACGACTTCCTCGGTGGCGCTGGAAAAAACAGTGTCGGCCAAGGCCTCGAGCTCTTCGTTGGTCTTGGTCCGGCGGAGGTAGGACTTCACGCCGCTGATTTTCATGGATTCGCTCACGCCGACGGGCGGGTGTCAAAATGGCGGGCTTGGAGGTTAGTTGGAAAAAGAGATGATTTCTTCCGCCACATTTTCCATTTTTGGCGGAACTTTTGGAAAATGGGTTTGGACCTCCTTATTTCCACCCTTGTTTTCTAGGGTTTTGACCCCTCAAAAAAACTTCATCTTTCTTTGATTTCCCTGTTGACGGAATCAAAGTGCGGATTTAGTGTCTTCCCATGCAAGTCACCATCAGCGCCGAGGATCTGTTCTCAATCGTCGAGAGCATGAAGGCAGAGCTCAGCGCCCGTCCCGCGAAAGCGCCGGTCGTGTATCCTGCCGAGATCACCAAGCCGATGCTTGCCAGTCGCTGCGATGAACATGAGGAGTTGGCGTTTCCCGTGCTCGCCACGCCGAAGCTCGACGGCATCCGCTGCTTGAAGGTTGGCGGTCGCGCTCTGACCCGTTCATTCCTCCCTATTCCCAATCGCTTTGTGCGCGAATGGATCGAGGCCAATCTGCCTGATGGCGTGGACGGCGAGTTGATGCTGCGCGGCGGCACATTCAGCGAGACGACCAGCGCGATCGGTTCCAGCGATGGCGAGCCCGATTTCGTTTTCCATGTCTTCGACTATGTGCAGACCTCGACCGGCACGCCGTACAGCGAGCGCATCAAGGCGCTGGCGGCGCTTCCAGATTCCGATCGGGTCGTGAAGGTGCTGCCTGTGGAAGTCCAAGGCACCGACGATCTCGCTGCCTATGTACAGACCTGCTTGGCCGAAGGCTATGAGGGCGTGATGGTTCGCACGCCTGATTCACCTTACAAGTGCGGGCGCTCGACCGTGAAGCAAGGATACCTTCTCAAGATCAAGCGCTTTGAGGATGCCGAGGCGGTGGTGGTCTCCACTTACGAAGGCATGACCAACCAAAACGCGGCAGTCCAAGACGCCTTTGGAAATACCAAGCGCGGACTTTCCAAGGCTGGCATGGTCGGACGCGGCGAGCTCGGTGGCTTCGTGGTTCGTAACCTCTCGACCGGCGTGAAGTTCCGGTTGGCGTACAATCACAACGCAGGCGGCATTGACCGCGTGAACCTGTGGGAAAACCGCGACAGCCTTGTCGGCAAGATCGTGAAGTTCAGCCATCAACCGAGCGGGGCAAAACAAGCTCCACGTTTTCCGGTGTTCATCGGATTCCGCGAGACCTGGGATATGAGCGCATGAAATCTATGAAAAAGAAAGAAACCAGAGGCGGCGCTCGCGAAGGTGCAGGACGACCGGCAGGAAAAACGCGCGTGACGATCGCGCTGTCGATCTCGCATGAGGCGAACGCAAAGCTTCGCAGCGTGGCCAAAAAAAAATCCGCCAGCATTTCCAGCGTGGCGGATGAGTTGTTTCGGGACTTGTAAGCGCTGCTTACCAGTTCAAGCGTTTTTCAAAATGTGCCATGCGATGTGGCAGAGTTTGAGTGCGTCCATGAAGTGATCGTCTCGGACATCTTTCCAAACATAGACTTGGCCGCTCGGAGTCTTGCGCGGGACGAGCTTTTGCCCGCTCAGTCCGGCGATAAACTCGGTGGTGACTTTCTTCGGGATCTTGAGCTCGGGCTTTTGGTCCTTGATCCGGTCGATGAAAAGCTCGGTCTTGATCGCGTGGTCAACATAGGTGTAGAGCACGACGCCGGGAAAGTTGTCGATCGTAGTGCGGCTGATCCGCGTGCCGAAGGTGACATTCGCGCCTTTTGCCGGGTGGAAGAATCCGCCCGACTCTTGGCAGGTGGCATAGACGCGGAAGGTCGCAAAGCCGGAGTCGATCAGACCGCACTCGGGTTTCACGATACCGCCGCTCGGTGTAGCATAGGACCGCAGTGGTGGATCGCGGAGAAGGTCTTCGACTGATAGAGTGGTGCCGTAGTCGAGGACATAGGATGATCCATCGGCAGCGAAGGCGGTGGTGACCCAGTGCTGTTTCTCTTGCCCGACATCAGCGCAGGTGACGACATGTGCGGGTTCGTCGATCGGGCAGGTGCCGACTTCGTAGCTGCCGGCAAGGCCGAGGATCTTGGCATCGCCGATGCTGGTCTCGACCTGCTCCCACGGCAGGGCCATGGTGGAGTTCGTAAAATCTTGCAGGCCGTTGAGGGTTTCCGAGTCGCGGAGGAACTTGACCGCCAGCGCGCCGAAGGTGCAGGACCGCCATGGGGCGTAAAGTGAATTGAGGTGAAATGAGCGAAAGCCCTTTTGCGCGGATTCATTGGTGCATTGCCATTTCCCCTGCTGGAGCATTTCCATTTTCTGCCCGTCGTTGATCGAGCCTTTGCAGTGCTGGCATTCGTAGCGCGCGGATTCTTCGACCTGCGACATGTTCCACTTGCCGTCGGCCTTAGCCTCGCGGTCCCACTTCACTTGCTCCCAGAGTAGCTCGATGCGTTCCGCGCAATGCGGGCATGGCAGCATGAATTTTTCCTGCGTGCCTTTGAGGTATTCCTTCCAGATCGGTCCCTCGGGCGTGGTCGGTGTCGAGGTCTTGACGCGGAGGGCGCCGACGAAACTCTTCGTTCGGTTTTCGGCAAGGTGCAGCGCGCTGGTTTCCTTGTCGGTCTCGGTGGCGAACTTGTCGACCTCATCGAGCAAGAGCAGACCGGCGGGGCGGCTGGCAAGGTTGGCCGGTGAGTTGGACCCGACGAAGACAAGCGAGGATCGGCTGAAGTGTTGCTCGAGGGTTTTGAACCGGTGGCGATCGGCAGGCTTTTGAGCTGAGAGGGTGGCGCTGTCATCGAACAGCGGCATCCATCGCGTTTCGGAAAATGATCGGGCAAGGCCTTCTGTCGGCATGACCCACACCATCGGCTGCGGCTTGTTGCAAATCCGCCACGCGGTCCCTGCTTGGATCATGGTGGTCTTGCCGGTTTGCGTTCCAAAGACGAGCACGACATCCGTCACATCGATGTCACCGAAGCACTCGAGCGGCTCGCGCAGGTAAGGCGTCATCGAGACGGAAAAAGCGCCAGGCATTTGCGTCTGACGCTCGGAGAGAATCACTTCGTCACTGCACCAATCCACCACCGACCGGCGATCGATCGGCGCATAGATCGAGCGGATGTGCTCGCGCAGGGCTTCGGCGGCGGGAGTCATAGGGTTTTGCGAATGACTTCAGTCAGAGAATCACACCACTCGGAAAGCGCGGCCTCGATGGCCTTTTGCGGTTGGCCGAACAAGCGAGGCGCGAGGCTTTTCGGCATCACTTCCAACATTTGTTTGGCGGCCACATGCGGTCGACCGGCGATCTCCTTGGCCTCGTCGAAGTAGAGCAGAATCCCCTCCGCGCGTTGCCATTCCTTGAAGTCGCGTTCGGCTTTGTGGCGGTTGTTCCTGGCGGCGATGTAAATCGAGTTCGCCTTGCGAATGTCCTCGATCGATCCGCCGTTCCGTTTGCAGAGCACAAGCTCGTTGTAGCCGACCTTCTCCGCCAACCTCGCCCGGCGAAGCGACTGGCGCGGGGTGTTGTCATCGTCGTCAGGCTCGGGTGCGTCATGCGCTTGGGCTGTGACCGGCTGGGGCTTGGCGACCGGCGGCGGGGCGTCCATCACCTTTTTGTTCTTCCGGGGCTTTGGCTTCGCGTTCACCTCACGCCACGCCTGCGCCGCATCCACCGAAGTGGTCGGCATCCCCTTCTTCACGAGCCGCGAAACGAGACCTTTGTCGATCTCGAGGGCTTTGCTCAGTTCAGTGATCCCCATGGCGAAGTCAACAAAGGCTCAAAAGTCAACACTCAGACAACTGACGAGAGTGGCCCAACACCAAATGAGCGCTCGCGCGTAGGAGACTCCCTAAATTTTTTCGAACGATCGTTTTCATTTCCCGAGAAGTTCGCGGATGCGTTTCGCTTGTTGCTCCATCGGCTCGAGAAGATCCAACGCTCGTTTGAGTCGGTCGTCATCCCATGTCTCGACCTCGCCGCTCATCTTGCGCTGCCAGAGCACGAAGGACTGATGGACGCCTTCGATGGTGACGATCGCCCTCGACTTGTCGGCAGGGTTTAGCGGCTCGGGCTTCACCGGTTCGGGTAGGCCGAGGCCAAGCTCGAGCTGCACCTCGGTCTCTGCCACATAGTCGACGCCCCATCGATCGGAGGCGAACGAGCGGGACTGGCTGAGCCACTTGGCTGCGGACTTCTTGCAGACCAGTAGGCTGCGGTGGATCTCCTCCCATTGTGACTGGGTGGTGTCGGTTGGGATGCTCAGCTCCTTGAGGCCGAGCATGTTGGTGTCGATGATGTTCATTGGTTTCTACTTTGTGGATGTGAGCCGGGCGCGGGCTGCGGCCTTGGCTTTGGTAAATGGGTCGGTTGCTTTCGCTTTGTAGGTCTCGCGGGTTGAGTTCGCTTTGCGGTACTTGGTGCAGTCGAAGTTGGAATCATTGCCGCTCAGGATGTCACGGATGCCGACGACATAGTGTGAGATCAGCGCGCGTGTGACGCCAAGCTCTCGGGCGATCTCTGCCTGGGATTTCTTGCCGTTGAGCTGATCAAGGCCGGATGCCAGGGCGAGGGCGTGAATGGTGGCTGGGAGGTTGTTGGACTGAAGTAGCAAACCGATGACTCGAGCGAGGATGAGCGACTGGTTTCGGATGACAGCATCCTCCCGCATCTTGATGATCTTGCGGGCGGTGAATAGGCTGACGCCGAGGTCATCCGCGATGATCTCCTCCTCCGTGTCGATGAGGGCGGCCATGTCGGGCGTGTAGCTCGCTTGGTTGTCGTGCAGCATTCACATCCCATTTGTGGGGTTTGTTTGTAATCCGCAAAAGGTTTCATCCTAGGATTGCATTTTCTTCTTTTTGATAGGATCGAAGAACTCGGCGAGTTCCTCCCGGCTGATGGTTGGTCTCGATGAGACCGGCATCGGGATCGTGTTCGGCGGTGGGCGTGATGCCTCTTGTTTCTTCCTCCAAGCGGAGGCGTGAGTCCAAACATCGGATGGGTTTTCGAGAAACTTTGTCCGGCTTCGAGGTTGCCATGCTGGGACACCATTCGGGATCTTGGCGTAAAGGTAATCCTTCATCGTTTGCCATTGGGCCGCTGTTAGCTCAGAAAGGCACCGTGACGCCTCCGAAAGAAGTTTTTGCTCTGTGTATGCCAAAGGCAACTCCCAGCCGCTCCTGAGCGATCTGACGCGCTTTTCAAGATCGAGCATCGATTGGGCATTTGCGGTGGGCATGTTCTCGGCATAAAAATCCTCCGCGCTCTCGCTCGCTTCGCTTTGGGGGGTAGGGGGGAGTATTCCTTTCTCTTCCTTTCCTTTCCTTTCCGTTGAAGGGGGGCTTGAAGGGAGGGTTGAAG